CACTTCCATACCATGCTGTGCTTTCGAGTACGTATTCCATCTCTTAAGCAGGGTGCGAACAGCTTTGAATGTTGCCTTTCCGTATCCAAGTAATAGCAAAAGTGTACTATTACATCGTGCGAGCATATGTTCTTCATTTTCTGGTGGTGTTCGAATCCAGTAAAGAATGTCCAAAGTTTCACGCAAGTCTGGCTGTGCCACAACAAGTCCAAATTCAGTAGAGTAATGAAATTTGTTTCTCAAATATTGAACTTCGTCTTCATCCTCGTACTCAATGTCAACTGTATGTTTGTTGGCACTTGTGTATTCCAATCCGTATTTTGCAAAGAAATCACTCAATTTCATCATATTGAAACCACGAGAACGACCAAAGTCACTCACAGTTCCAACATGGTCATCTCCATAGAATGAAAACTGCACGTTGGCACCATAATCCGAAATTGCCAGTTCTGTTATTTCGCAAAATGCCATTCGCATCATCAATTGGTTTGCCACACAATTGATAACAGTAGTAAGAGCATCACCACTAGGATTTCCTTGCCAACATTGGAAAACACAATCATTTGCTACTTGTGTAGATGAGAACATTTGTGTGAAAAGTGTACGACGAATACGCTGGTTTTGCTCACAATCATCGTAATACTTGTTAATCACGTCACACACTGCCATACCAAGTTGAAAGGTCAGCGTAGCGTCAAAGTTCTTATAATCACCACAAATGAAGTTTCTTCCGTTTGTTGTGAGACGACGATACAACATATCCCATTCGGCAGATTGAGGATTGATGCCAATTGCAATTTCTCCGAGAACTGGGTTAGATTGACTCTCAACAATAAATGCTCCACAATATTTTCGCAGAACAAGCGAAAGATCCATTGGTCCAACTTGGAAAACTCGCGTTTTCCCTTCTTCTACTTTTTCAAGTGGTCTTGGCTCATCTTTTAACGTTGCAACAAAAACAGTTGGCACTTCCTTTCCTTCAGTGGCATTTATTTCACGAAACGTCACTTGTTTTGCCAACTCATCGTTCATTGCAAATGTCTTCCT